ATTATTGCCAAATCTTGGAAAATTTCGCAAATTTGTATTTACTCTGAGTTTTGCAAGTTTATAAGAATCATTAATCGAACGAGACCAGTTAACAAACTGAATGTCTGTAACTCCTGACGGATCTACCTTGCGGCCGGCTGGTTTAGCAATGTGGCGATGAGTAGCAAATTCTAAATGAGGGTAATTGCGCGCTAAATGCGTTAGTCCTGCCCACATGTATCCATTCCAGTAGATTTCTCTAGGCGTGAAGTGAACTTCAACCCCTATTGAATTAACGTTGCTGTACGCGTCTTTGGTGACCTCGCCAGCATGCCAAGCAACATAGTTCGCAGGATCTAAAATTTGATAAATTGCCCCGTTCTTTCCAATCAAGTAGTGGGCGGAAACATTTGGCGAATTTACTAAAAATGCCAGCTCAGACTCACTTCTCGTGTTTGCTCCGCCATTAGTAGTATGCACAATAAACGACTTATACGGGTTGCTGCCCGTTCTCAGGCTGTACCCCTGTCCCGGTTTGAGCACTAGGTTCTTCTGGTGCGACTGTTGTATCTGTATTTGACTCATTTTTAGTAACCTCAAAACTAATTTTTCTTAATTCTTCTTCGTAAGTTGACCCGTACAGTTGAGAGATTGTGTCTTTTGAAATTGCTCCTATTTGCTGAGCTTGTATAGCAAACTGAGTCAATGCAGTCATATCTTGGAATTGAATTGGACTGAAGTACGGATCAGGCCATTCAGTGAATCCGTTGCGTGTCGCAAGATCTTCGTATATAAGTCTAACCCACTCGATAATTTTTTCGCGAAGCTCACTCAACGTTGCCATAGGACCTAATGAAGCTATCCGGCTGTCGGAAGAGTTACTACGCAGTGACTCACCGACTGTTAAAATACGAGGAAACCCAAGCGCTAAGAAAATGTCGGAGTTAGGTTCTGCATACTTTGACTCATTGAGCAATGCGTCCAATGGAGGAAGGACCCAGCTAACTTCAACAGTGTGGTTAGTAAAGAGATTAAACACTCGGTCACCTGAAGCAGCTGCTTCTGAGATAGCTTGCTGAGTCGCCGCAATATCGTCATCAGTGGCAGGAAACGCGTCGCTTCCGACTTTTATCTGCCTAAGCAATTCAATAGAACGAGATACTATAGTCTTGTCCATTAATTTTAAATACTCCTTATGCTGCATTGCAGGAAGTGCGTTTTGCAAATACGGTAAAGGGTATTCATTGTATGAGGTTAAATCGCAGTAAATTGGGTAAGTTCCGTCAATTGGGAAAGTCCTTTGGCCTTCTTGAACCGACTTCACGTATTCAGGATGTTGCTTAAGAAGTTCTCGATAAGCCGCAGTGTCATCAGTGCCGTCAGATCTTTTACCTTTGTTGACTATAAACATTATCTCGTCTTGAGGAAGTTCCAAGTAAATTGCACGCTCCATGCTCGTAGGACGCTTGCGTAATTTAATGTTGGCTGCGTTTCTTATCCACAGCTGATCGGGAATCTCAACTCTCTTTCTACTTAAGGACGGATCAAGCTTGTTCATCATCACTGTTTTGTATGTAAACGCTGGAACTACCATACCATTCACAAAATACTCAGTAGCCATGTGTTTTAGAAATGGCTGAATTTTTAAAGCTATTGCGTCATAGAAAGCAGTATTGACGTCTTTTTCTTCTTTTTGGTTTCGTAAGCGAGTGATGGCCAGATTGACCATTCGGTTAATAACCGTGCGGGCAATTGTGTCCCTCTCGTAGAAATATCGACAGTACTTAACAATCTCGTGATAACTGTACTTTTTACTATTATCGAACGGCCGGTTTAAAGGATCGTAGTAACCGACTGTGTTGAGATTATATGTAAATATCGGGTTAGGTGTATAACCGGCTACTGTTCTTGAAAGTGGTTTATCCATTGTTACCTCTCTGTGTAATGCGCTGAAGCTCTCCCGATGACTGCAGACTTAGCAGCTGGGATTGCCGATCGAAGAGCCCCAATGAAACAAAGGTAGCTCGCGTAGATGTGGTCATCGTTGCTCTCTCCGTGACCTCTTGGAGAAACCACGTAATAGTGCATGTGACCTGATGTTCTTTTTTGGCGGGCCACTCGTTCAATTTGAGAAACCCCTTCAGCATCTATTTCTGAAAAAACTAAAAATCCGCTTGAAATATGCTTAATCATCTCGTTAGTAGCCCAAGCCTTAAATGACTCACTAATCTCTATGTTGTTATCAAAACTAGCGATGCTGACCTTCTCATTAAACTGAATTCCTTCAATTTTTGTAGAATAGTCAAACGAGGCGTATTCCGGCCTAGATTTCAGACTTTGCATTATTCCGGCACCGCCACCACCCGCACCAATATCGATTGTTATCTTTGATACGTTGTAAGACCGCGCCAGGTAATCGATAATCTTTTCCTGCTCGGGGTAGTCAATTCGCTGCAATCGGTAACGAGCAAAACATTTCCAAGTATTTTCCGAAAAACCCATTAGTTGAATAATAGTCGGATCGCTAAACCCCGGATCGATTGCCAAAATCAAACTTTCTACGTTTTTTAATTTGACAATAGGTAGCAGGTCTGTAAATTGCTTTCCCTTGTCTTTATCAATTGCCGCGTACTTGAACGAATAAAAGTCGATTGGAACTAGCTTCATTTGATCACGCGAAATGACTTGGAATGACGGAGATCCGTGTTTTCCTAAAACTAGCTGTTGAAAAGTATCTGAAGACTCGCCTCCAAACTTTATTATTGCATCGTCCCAGTCTTCTTTAGTGAAGTACGGGTTATTCGGTGCAGGTATCCGATACTTCTTAAACTTAGGTGTTTTAACATCGAGTACATAGAGAGCAGTATTCCGCATTCCATTTGGAACGCCAGTATAGAGCTCCTGCACTCGTGGCTCCCATGTGTTTAGCGTAGGCTGCATCTGGTCAAACGCGGTCATAGGAAACAATTGAAACTCGTCTCCAGTAATCTTGGGAATATGCAATCCGACAAGATTGTTTTCCCCACGGCTACCTGCAATACGTGCGTTAAGTCTGTGCCTTCTGGAGCCAAGTTGAAAATCAAGCGTACCTTTAGATCTGTTGACGTTGTTATTAAGAAAATCTTTTAAAAACGGTGAAGTTGTGAATTTAATAATAATTCGATCGAGCAGCGGAGTGAGTTGATTTGTGTTTGGCGTGACTAAGAGTTGTTCAGATGTTCTTGGGAACTCGATGCCTGAATTAAGCACTTGATAAGTGAGCAAGTCTTCGAGAATTACCGAATTGTGCACAACTATGTTTTCGCTTATGTAAGTTTCGTCTTGGTAAACATGCACAGAATACGTTAATTGCATGCCATGCTGCTGTTTAAAGACAATGGGCTCCCATGAGTACCAGTCCAGGTTTGTTTCCTTTTCCTCGGTATTTGCAGAAACACCCGGTATTTTAAAGCTGGTCCAGAAAACGCGAGCGGCGTTTTTATCAAAAGTTTCGACAATCCACTGCGAATCATCTATGTCAAAAATGTGATGCTCTTCGGCATGATTTGCGACTTTGTGACATTTTGTCTTTATGCCAAAGTAAAGAAGAAGCTCTTGCCAGTCCTGCACGTACTTCCAATTAAAAAGTTTAATTTTAACTGAGTCAAGCGTAAGCTCGCCATGTTGTGCATAGGCAGCTTCCATGAATACACGTATGTTTTCGAGAGTCTGCGTTTTAAGCCAGTCGAGTTTAAAAACGCGCCGATAGTCCTTACCATAAGCACCCAGTTCTATCTTAAGTTGATTTATGTAATGGCGTACCCCGCCTGCCTTAGTTCTCTCTATGTAGACCTTACCGTCATTGTCTTTTCGGTAGTCAAGAAACAACTTCTGAGATATGTCTCTTAGCTCAGCGTCTATCTTCTTGTATCTTGGAACAATTGCGCCCGCAGGTTTAAAGTAAACGCTCCCAGTAGCTAAGTACCCAAGTATTCGTAGTTCAGCCCAGCTAAGTGTGTTATATATGCAGTGATCGGTCGGCAACTTGTTCATTACCGCCACAAGATCGCCTACTACTAAATCACCCATCAATACAAATCCGCGAGGAGTCATAATCGGGTGCACATCGGTTGTTTTAACCTGCTGACCGCTCTGTGTGATGATTGAGTAACATTTTTTCCATTTGTCTTTTCTCAGAAAAGCGCGTCTTTGCGAAAAAGAACCGTTTACTGAATAACCGTAAGTCACAAACGAAGGAAACTTGAGAAGTTGTGAAATAGTCTTGTAACCTGTGCTTGTAAATACACGAGCAGACGCAGGCTGGCACTTGCCAATTGCGCGTCCGCCGGTAATAACAATATGCTTACTTTGGTCAGTTAAAATTTCTTTTTGATATGGTCTGAAAGTAAACTCTTCGTGCGCCCAGTTGTTTCGGTTCATGTCTCCGTTGTTAGTGGACCTTAGAAACTCGTTTAACCAGACGGGGTCTTCCACAATTTCAAGAAAGGCTAAATCTGCTTCATCAATTTTAGCTTTCAGCATCGTTGAGGTCCTCCTCCGGTTCTTCACCAAGTACTAAGTCGTCTTCTACGTCAGACTCTGTACTTTCAGATATTTTAGAATGTTTGACTGTGTACTTGTGTTTTCGTCTCCATCCTGCATCTTTAATGTCAAAGAAAATATCTTTTTCTTCTCTAGCCGCAAGAACCAACTTGTTGCATTGGTTGCAGTTAACACGAAGTTCAAAAAGACTGTGATCGTGAACAATCGAAAATCGAGAAAGAAGAATTTTGCAGTCTGGGCAGTATAACTTAACTAAACGACGTTCGAGAAAATCCTGTGCTGTTTGTTTTAGGTTTACTAAGTACTCGGCAATAGACTCAGAGTTGTTTTGATTTCTTGTCTTCCGGTCAAGCGCCAATGCGCGCTCTAACTGAAGATTTCTTTCAATAATGTCCTTGAGCGACGACGACAAACGTTGAATCATGTCAATGTTTTCAACAGGGTCATCGTCGGTGAGCTCTTGAAGTTTTCGTTGAACGCTCTCGACAATAATCTGATTATTAATCAGCATTTCAAGATTAGCTCGATCATTCGGAGAAGCCAACGTGGCTAAATCATATTTATCCGAATAATCTTTCAAAATCTCGTCAAATCTTCGATTTTTTGCCATTTATCCTCCGATATGCCACAGATACTGCGTAATACTACGCAGTATCTGCCACAAATGTACTTAATTAATTGTCACCGGATCGGGCAAGCTCCACCTTCACAGTCAGTTCCCAAGTCGTCGTCTACTTCTACATTTTCGTGCTTCTCGAGAAGTTCGATAACAGAAGAACCCGTCACACTGGAGACTTCAGCCAACCGACGCTCGTACTCTAGTTCATCGATTGCCTCGTATGGCATCAACGGGTAAGCAGTTGTAAACTTTGGAAGAAACGACACACCAATGTAATCTTCCCATCTGCTAAGCAGTAGTTCGATAATCTCGTCAACTTCTTCGGGGCTGAATGTCACTGTAATTGACGTGTTATGATCGGTCCAGTACTTCTGCAAAATGAAGTAACGGTTAAGCTGCTCAACAGCACTTTCTTCCGCAGACGCTTTCTTTGCTGACGTTTTAATTGGGAATTCGACAACCCAAGTCAGCGCATTCTTGAGTGTCTCTTCTTTGTCTGCGTCACTCATGGCCGCAAAAGCCTCAGGCATGCATGAGGTTGCTTCAGGGAAAATTGGATATCCTGATTCTCGCATAGCCTGAGCCAGCGGGTCCTTTGAAGAAATACGCACGCGTCGGACGTACAGGGGCGCATATGAGGCGTGTGCACCGCTAGATACCGTAGGAAGCTGTGCAATCGTACCAGAGGGCTTTACAGTGGTTACCAGAAGCGGCGTAGGAATTCGCAGAATGCTTGCGTACGCCTCTGCTGATTCATTGGCGACCAGGTTCAAAATTTCCAAAACACTTCGCAAAGTATGGAACGCCAATCGCGAGCGGCCAGCACGATCTTTATAGATTGTGCGAATTGGGCTGCTTTCTTCCTCAGTTGTGGAGACACCCAAAGCATCAAATGCTTCGACATACCCGGTCAGGCTTACGCCTGTCAGACGGTCGCGCTGCTGTACCTTGTCCCAGTGGGGGAGTTCAAGCTCGAGCGTGGCCATGCG